GGCCCGTGCCCCAGCCCGCGCAGTTTTTTCCCCCTCCCCGCCCCTTGGATTTTGGCTTCGTTTGCCGTTACCGCAGTCCCCGCCTGCCAAACACGCCCCTGTCCGCAAGCCTCCGGAAAGTCGGTTTTAAGGCGCGGGTTGAACTCAAGTTCCGCCTTGATTGCCTCCAGCATGGGATAGGCTTGGTCGATACTGTCCATCACTATGACCGCGTAATGCTTGCGCCCCGTTACCACGCACCAAAGCGTAAACAGTTGCGTAACCAGCGTCGATTTCGCCTCGCCGCGCGGGGCGGCGGTTGCCTCGTTGATGCCTTCAGACGACCTCAAGATTTCGGGCAGTCGGGAAAATAAAAACTTGTGCAGCAGCGACTTTTCGGGCGAGCGGACATAGTGCGGAAAATATGTGTTTACGAAATACTCGTACCCGTTGACCGGGTCTAATACCTTCGCCCGACGCTCTGCAATGGCGACAGTCGACGCGTCGAAGCCGTCCACCTCTGCCTCAATGATTTGGCGGAGTTGGGCGGCGTATTCGGCAAGCGACTTTAAAAACTCTTTGGACTTCATGTTTTATTCGTAATAGTGGACAACCGGCTTTTTCAGCGGCTTCTGATTAACCATGAAACAAAAGGGCAACGGCTCTCCCGTTTTCATTTCATTCATAGCGGACATAAAGTAAAAAAACTGGTCGGCGAGCCAAAACAACGGCTCCAGCTTATAACGCGGCGCAACTGCCGGCACTTCGCTATCCCAATCTGCAATCCAAATCGGGCAAAATAAAAACCAACCTTTATGCGTGTATTCAACTTTTTGCATATCGCTTACCTGTATTTCTTTTCAATTTCCACGCCCAGCGGCTCGACCAACTCGACAAAAGCCTGCAAGTGTTGCGGGTATCGCTCCTTGACCACTTCGCCGAACAATTCCAACACCTCAATCGCCGTCGCCAGTTTTGACGTTTCTGGCATTACTTTGGCGTTTGCCGCCACGGTCTTGGTGAACGCATCCGACAAGCTTGCCAACAATTTGGCGCGCTCGGACGGCATCAGCTCTTCAATCGACGTGTCTTGCAACATAGTCATCGTCGATTGGTACTGCACCAAAAAACCCGCCAACAGCGAACGGCTCAAGTCTTCGATGCCGCCGCCCGCCAAGGTGTAGGCGGCGCGCACTTTGTCCCAATCGTCGCCGGTCTCTTTGGCGGCACGTTTCCAACTACGGGCGGTAGCTGTCGGGATTTCGCACATCATCGCAGCGATTTCGAGCGTCTGCCCGTCGCTGACGTACAGCCTGCGCAGCTTTTCGCGGGTTTCTTTCGGGTGTGCCATATCAGCCCCCGAACTTGGCTCGCAGCAGCTCCCAGCCGGTCGTCACAATCACGCCGCCGAGACCGCCATAAACCGCAGCAGATTTCTTGCAGTCTTTCTTAATTTGCTGCAATTCCTCGTCCATTCGAGCCTGATTGGCGAGCATGTCATCCTGCTTGGCTTCGATACGCGCCAAGGCTTCTAAAATCGGGTCGTTCATGATTTGTCCGCTTTCCTGTCTAATTTTTCATTCATTTTTTCAAGTTTGTTTTCGATGCGTTCCAAAGACGCCGCGATATTTTTTCGGTCGGCTTGAGCATCCTGCTTGGTGTGATAGGAGAGCTTGACCGCGTGCAGCTCCTCTTTCAGGTCTTCAATGCGCTTATCCGCCTCTTTCAGACGACCTGAAATGCCGTTTACCCAAAACCAAAATGCCGCCGTCGCAATCGGCCACAGGGTTTTAAAACCAAATTCAAAGTCCATTTAAAACCCCTTTAAACCGGCACGTCGCCGAATACGATACGGACGGAGTAGCCGTCAGGGCGATTGCTGGAAATTTCGAGTTCATCCCCATCGTTACAAACGCAGTAATACGCCGAAATCGTCTGCCAAACTGCACGCTTAAAGGTGTCGTAGTTTGTATTTGGATATTCAAGGTTAAAGGTCGTCTGAAAATCCTTGTTCATCCGTACCGTATATTCAAACCCTGCCTTATCCAGCAAATTGGAAACATGGATGACAAACGGCTCTTGTTCACGTGCACGGCTTAATCCCAATTCCAAATCGGCATGGCGCACAGCCAACTGACGTTCAACTAATTCACGGTAGGTCATTCTTTGATACCCATTAAATATTTTATCCGTCTGTACAACTTCTTAACCCACGAAATATTTACAAATGTATAAATCTTTGTTACAACTTCGCCGTCATACTGCGCATTTTCCCGTGCAGCCCGAAATTTTGCCTGGGCTTCTTCAGGGCTGTCCGCCCAAATGCTCAATGACCAGGACTTACCGTCAAAGCGGTAAGAAAACGTGTACTCATTCATAGGAGAAACCTTATGTATTTTGAAATCTATAAAGACGCAAAAGGCGAATACCGTTGGCATTTGAAAGCAGCCAACCATGAAATCATCGCTCAGGGTCAAGGCTACACCAGCAAGCAAAACTGCCAGCACGCAGTCGATTTGGTGAAAAGCACTACCGCCGTTACCCCTGTAAAAGAGGTATAAAATCCGCTTTTACCCTAAGCCCGCGCCCTACGCGGGCTTTTTTGTCAGTCGCCGACTTTGCGGGAGCGATTGCCCGCCCAGTCGCGCCACGCTGCGTTTTGGTTTTCCAGTTCCGAAACATAGCCGCCAAACTCAGCGGCGTGTTCGAGCAGCGTTGCTGTCTTGCCGTCTTTCGGCGGATTCGGGCGCACCGGCGCGACCATCAACGCAGCGGGCGGTGTCGGCATGATCGCCTTTTCGACAACTTTAATTTCCGTAGCCGAGGGCGCGGGCGTAGAGGCGCAGGCTGTGAGAGCCAAGGCCGTCAATACAACCGCCGCCTGCTTTTTGGCGGTCTTGAGTAAGCGCATTTTCGATTTCCTTTTTGTTTTCCGTTTTCAGACGACTGACTTCCGCCTGTTTTTGCGCCAAAGCCACGCCGACGGCGTGCGCCTTGGCTTCAGATTGTTTTGCTTCCTCGCGGGCTTGTTCCAGCTCGCGTGCGTAGTTTTGCGCCGATAGACGCAAGGCCTGATCCTTTTCGCGCTCCATCTTGTCGATAACGACCTGCTGCTTCGCAAACGCCGACTTATAGCCTTGATGGTGCGACACCGCCAGACCCGTGCCGACAAGCGCGATGATGGCAATCGGTTGCCAGTTATTCGCCAACAGTTTCACGAGTTTCGGATTCATTCTCGACCTCCTGTCGCTTCACGCTGACAAACGAGCGCGCCACGGCGTATCCGCCCACGATGCCCAAATACACCGCCCAAATTTCCGCCGACGGATCGGGCAACATCACAAATTTAACCGTCCCCGCCGCGCAGGCGACGTTTGCCCACAGTTTCGAGTGCGACACATTACCTGTCGCAGGGTTTTTAAAAATGTCGAAAATCCGCATATTTATTTCACACTCCCGTTTTGCAGGTGCCGTTTCAGCATTTCCCGATAATTGGCAAGTTCGCTCTCCGCAAATTCAAATGCAGCCAAATCTGCCTGTTCGCTTGCCTCGCGGCTTTGTCGCGACCATTGCTCAATCATCTTTTCATAAAACGCAACCTGTCCCATGACTAACGACGGTTCTTGCGTTTACGCGCCGCACGTTTGGCGGCTGCCACGCCTGATTTACCCAAGCGCAGGCTCGGATGTTGTTTCAGATTGCCCACACGGGCAGATTTAATCTCAAATTCAGGCACCAGCGGTTTCAATGTCGCCAATGCCAAAGCAATCAAAGACTTTTTCATGCTTCGCTCCTGCTCATTGCCGCACCGCCCAATGGCAGGTTGTAACGCTCCGGAGCGGGGTCAAGAGGCGCACCGCCGACAGACGGCCATACATACGCAGCCACGCGGGACGTCGGAAATGCCGCGATGCTGACGCGGTTGCCTTGGTTGCCGCCCAAAACCAGCAGATTACCCGCCTTGTCCTTACCGACCACAAAACCGACATGGCCGCCGCCTTGGCGAGTGAACACGACCAAACAGCCGTAAGCAGGATTGGTAAGGCGTTTACCGCAAAAAGCATATTCTTTGGCGCGCATCCAATCCTTCGGGATGTCTCGGTTACCGACTCGCAGACAATGGGCTGCGAATACGCCGCACCACGGCGTCTCATCGTCTTTCCACCAAGCCTTCAAGCCGTGAAGCCAATTCAAAATGGTCGGATTGTGGTTTTTACCGGGGATTTCTGTCAGGCCGATATACTTTCGCGCTTCAGCAATCCAAGGGAGTTCTTTTTGTTGAGCCATAAATACCTCAAATGGATAATTTAAAAACAAAGGATAGTTTGAAAACCCCATTAAACCTTTTCAGACAACCTCCAAGCCCTGTCAGGATTGCATTCAGCGGAATACAGGCAAAAAAATCCCTGCACGAAGCAGGGAAAAAAGGTCTACTCAAACACACAAGGAAAACAAAACCATCATGCCGCAAACAAATCCGCCTGCGCCCTTGCCGCCGCTTCGCGGTCAGCTTCTTTTAGGATGTATCGGATATTTCGTGTTGACAGCTTATGCGCCAACACCAGCTCGCGCACAATAAACAAATCGCTCAAACCTTCCGCGCTCATCGCATCATATTGGCGGCGGATGAACCGGTTGCGAAGTTCGCGCATCGCATCCCAGCAGCGCGGAATCGCCAAGAAAGGCTGCCCGACATAAGCACGCTCCAACCGCCCCGCAGCCTCCTCGCCGATGTCCTCGACCAGTTGAGCGTGTAAGATTCGGCTTTGACGCGTATTGCGGCGGCGATTCGAAATCGGGTAATTCGTCCCGCCCCAAACCTTGACCATGTGAAACGCCGCCTCCAGCCCGATAACCGTAATCATCGCCACCACGCTGTGCGGCAGCAGATGTTTCACATCCTCAAAATCCTGCTCCGTCATCTCCCAGTTCAAACTCATCCCGTTTTCTCCTTTTTCTTGCGGTTCGCACTAATCTGCAAAGCCGCCACCAACTTGTGCATATTGCCGTCGGACAACCATTCCACGCGGTCAACCTTAAACATCTTTTTCGCCGTACCGTGCGCATAATTCCAAGTCCAGCCGTTATCCAGCAGCAGGGCTTCGATTTTCCGCATCATCGGATCGGCAGAATCGCGGCGGTTCGGTCGTTGCCCCGCCGTCTTTTTCGGCGTAAACCCATGTTGGCGCAAATCCTCGACCACACGTTCCAGCTCGGGGATGCTGCACTCCGTACACGACCGCTTGCCCGTCACCCGCTCCAACACCGCGCGATAGGTACCGTCGTCCAAGCCCAGCTCCTTTTGAGCAATCTTGATTTTCGCAATCAACGCACGGCGCATTTAAAACTCCTAAAACACAATATATTGATTAATTAACGCATATTATACAGATAAAATACTATATGTTGTAGTAAGCCGCTGTTTTTTTTTGCGAAACGGGCAGGCATGAAAAAAGGCCGTCTGAAAACGTTTCAGACGACCTTTTTCTCTGATTATGTTTGGGAAATACTTGACTAATTATGTGGACACACATATAATTTAATTCATCGGGGCAGTGAAGCCCGATACGGGAAAAGCCCCACCGAAGCGGGGCTGTTACGGGAGAAAGAAAATGAAGTCCTACCTTCAAATTCTGTTCTTTCTGTTTCTGATATTGGTAAGCGGTAAGGCTTACTAGGAAACCGAAAGCTAAGGGCGGTAGCCGCCGCCCTTAGTTCCCATCTTACAAAAGACGGCTAAAAAAATCAAGGAGCTTGCCTATGGTTGATGAAAAATTGGCTGAATACCGTAAAAGGGCGGAAGCCAAGCGTGTTATTAAAAAAGTTTCTTTTAACCGCGAAACAGAAAGGGATATTTTGGAAATTGCCAATAATCTTGATTTTTCACAATGGGTTAAAGAAAAAATACGCGAAGAGTTCAAAAATCAGCTTGACTAATTATGTGTACACATATTAATATGCAAACACTGCTTAGTCAGTAATGAAATTCCCCCGAAGTTGGAGCTTCGGGGGAACAGTGAGAAGGCAGTGACACCAACACTTCTTCTCGTCTCATCCACTAGCATAGATGAAAGGTAATTTTACCATGAATACCACACTTATCCCAACCGTTTCCGGCTCTCTGGACGGACAAACCCAAGCATTAGTCAATGCTCGAGATTTACATCAATTTTTAGAAAGCAAACAGCATTTTGCCGACTGGATTAAAAACCGTATTAATGAGTATGGTTTTACTCAAGATGTTGATTTTCTCGGTGTTCATACGGTTATGAGTACCGAAGCGGGTTTCTTCGGACGACGTGAAAAAACCGTTACCGACTACCATCTTTCCCTCGACATGGCAAAAGAGCTGTGCATGGTTGAACGCAACGACAAAGGACGCCAAGCCCGCCGATATTTTATCGAAATGGAGAAACAGGCAAAAGCCCTGCCCGATGCCGTGCTATACCGCATCGATGCATTGGAAGACGCCTATTTCCAAGCCGCGCCCGAAATGCTCGCGCTGCTGCGCTACCGCAGTATGGGCTTGAACCTGACCGAAATAGGCAAACTCTTGGACATGAACCCCGGCGCGGTTTCCTACCGTCTCAAAAAACTCAACGATTTGGGTTTCTTGGAATATGTCCCTAAGCCCAAAATGGTGGTGCAACAACAGTCTTTGGGATTGGAGGGTTAAGCCATGAATACCGAATTTGCCTTGAACCAGCTTTCAAACGCTTTGAATTTTATCGGCACCAACCTGTTGGACCGCAAAGCAATGGCGCGTGAAGAGATGGAGCAATGCGGCTGCCTGCTGCTGGTGTTGTCCGAATACGCCAACATACTTGACCGAAAACAGAAAGAAGAGGAGGTGTGAGCCATGAATACCACTTATACCCTGACTTTCGACCAAGACAGCCTCAAAGCCCTGAACCTGCTGGTGTTCACGCTCAACCATCTGAAAGTTTTGGATATGGACATGGAAGGAATCGAAGACGGTTTGTCTGCCGTGATTGAAACCGCCTCCGAGAAAGCCGACAAGCTGTCCGCCGCTTTCTACAACGCCGTGTACGAGCAGGAAGAGAAAGCATCCTGAATCTAGGGCATGAAAAAAGGTCGTCTGAAACAGCCTCAAAACTGTTTTCAGACGACCTTTAATCATGGGTTAAAGCCTATTTGAATCGGCTAGGCAAGCTCCTGCTCCGTAGGCTCAATCACGTTTCAACACACTGAATTGAAATCAGGCTGTTGATTTTATAGAACTTGTTCGCTCGGCTCAATCACAAAATCCTCAAGTCCCGACACAATCTTAATCCCCGATATTCGGTTATTACTTGTAAAATATACATTTCCCATTTCAATGACCTTTCTTGTTTAAAACATCTTTCACTTCCGCCATTTTCTGACGGCCTTTTTCTTTATTCGACGCAGGCTTTGCCAACATCGCCCTGGGTATCAACCGTGGCGGCAGGTTGCGGAGCAGTTCGGCGGGTTGCGGCCATGTTTCCGACTGCTGCAACACCTTAAATCCCGTCTGAATGCGTATCGGGTCATACTCTGGCGAGACGATTTCCTTTTTCTCCATCAGTTTCCGATACCAAATTTCCGCGACTACCGGCAGGTCTTGCGCTGCGGGGCGGTTGGGCAGATTGAGCGCGGCGAGCAATGCAAAGCCTGATGCGATTTCCTGTTTTGCCCAATCTTCGCCTGCCCATTCGCCCAAGGCTGCCACACCTTGCCGCAGCTTGGACGGCGCGCCGCCTTCGCCCACTCTCCCCGTTGGAGAGGACTGGGGAGAGGGAAGCCCCGAACCCTGCCACTGGCTCACAATCTCCAGCAAATAACCATGCGACTTTAAGGGCAGTTTCAGACGACCTTGATCGCGGGCGTTGACGGTTTCGTTAAAGCCGTGCAACCAAGCCTCGGCGGGAGCGGGGGAGGACACCCCGTCGCGTACTACCTCCTGCGCCTTAATCATCGGCATCAACTCATTCAAAAGTTTCGCAGTACGCGCCCAAGAAAGCTGCGATTTAGCGGGGCGGAACAAGCCGACATACCGTATCGCCGCCTTGCCCATTTCAGCGTCCATCTCCAACACAGCCCGCAATACAGACGATGCGTCGGCATCGTTGATTAAGCTGTCCAGACTATGCACCGCCCCGCAGTTTGGGCATTTGATGTTCATGACTCGCGCTCCCATAATGTTCGACGTTCTACCGTCTTAACGGTCTTGACGACTTTCCGTTCCCATCTTCCGCAGTGTCGGCATTTGCGTGATTGTTTATTGGCATAGACCCATTTGTGATGCCAGTTAGTTAATACACACCCTCCGATACGTTCGTATTCGTCCCATTTGACTTCGGCAACCACATCTGTTTCAGGGGTTTTAACAAAACAAAATGTCCCAATTTTTTCGGAGCCGTAACAAATCCTGCTACCAATAAAGTCTCCAAGACCGTCATCAATAAACCAGCCGATATACCAGCCGAACCCATCTTTAAACTTAACAATTCGCGGATAAGCTCCTAAAGTTTCAAGCAGTTTGGCTTTTTTCTTCAAAAATCGGAAAATATAGCCAATGTATTTAGGGTCTTTTTTGGGATTGAATTTTTCGATGTTCATGTCCGCTCCTTTATTTAACCACCCCAAGAATCGCCAAAAACGCCACAAGGACAACAACCAACCCAAAAAACATACCGCAGGCATCCAAAACAACAGCTTTAGTCTGCTGCTTAAACCAGTTTTCAATCAGGCTCATCAGTGCCAAAACCACCAGTGCCAAACCAATCAGCCCGCATATCAATAGATAAATCATCATTCCGGTAGTCATCGCATTTCCTCCCAAGCTTCTATTGCCATTGTCAGCGTTGCCGCCTCTGCCGTTTTCCAAATACCGTCCGGCGCGCGGGCGGCGATCACGAAACCCTCGCCGTCCTTCTTCATGACCATGAGTTCCCCACGGTCTTCCAGCCATTCGATTAAATTTTTTTCGTTCATTTCTGCTCTCCAATTTGTTTAACGCCTTCCGCGCCGTTCATCGCGTGGTGCAGTTGCACCTTTTTACCTGCTTCATTACCAAGTACTAATGCCTCAAGTGCCACACTAGTCCCTTCCAGTTCTGACGATTTCGCGTCTCTTGTTGCCGCTATTGCCATATCCTTATGTTCTTTTTCGGTATATCCATCCATAACAGCCTTTTCTTCGTCAGACATTTCAAATTTCTTGACCTTGTTCCAAGCACCTACCAGCCATCCTTCGCAGAATTTGTCGGCAAGATAAGTCCGATTCGCAGGCTTTCTTGCTCGGCAGGCTTTTAAAAATTCACGGCGGGCGACGGAAATCTGTCGATAGACCACATCAAAGGCATAGGCTGCGATTTCGGCTCGATTACCCAAGCCGTAAAACATCATCGTTTTCCTGAGCTTGTAAGATTTGCAACCAAATATATCTGCAACCATATTTGCAACGTTCCATTGCCACATTGCTAATTTAAAAGCCATTTGCCGATCACCTCCTTTTTCGGAGACTTCCGACAAGGCAACATCAACAGCGTCAACTTCATATTTTTTCATCAGTACCTGTGCCTGTTTCATCGCCTGTGCCGCTTCGTGCTCATTTGCCGATTTGCTCAAAGCCAAACACTTTTTGATTTTTTCCAAAACTGCCTGCTTATTCATCTTTGTTTCCTTCCGTTTTCAGACGACCTTTGCCGTCCTTATCTTCAAACTGCGCCTGATATTCGGCGACTTCCTGCTCGCGGTTTCGCTTCACCATAAACTTCGTCGCTCGCCGGCGGTGTTGTCCCCATGCCTGCCAATCGCTGTTCCGTCTTTTAAAGCTCATTTCGCAGACTCCCTAAATTTCAACGCCCATTCGGCATCCGCTTTGCGCGTGTCCGTTGCCGTCCAGTAACGGCTATTCATAATCTCAGGAGCGGTGGGCCAGCTATCGCCCCAAACCGAGCGGGCGACGGCGGGGCGTCCCCATTCCAGCTTTGTCCCGCGTTCTTCTCGATGCCGTTCCATATTTGCCCGAGCCTCCTTTTCCATCTGCTCCGCCCAACATTTCGCACAACGTTGGGTTCGCTTCCGTACCCCATTTTTGTCCAAAGTCCACGCAAATGCCGATTCAGGCTTCATCTGTTTGCAAACTCGGCAGGGTTTCAATTTGGTTAACATTTCCCGCCTCCCTTCCGGCTGATGTATGCCGCGTCCATCCATGCCTCCAACACCTCACGCGCCGCAACTTCCACTCTCAAAATCCCGCGCAGCCGCTCGTTTTCAAGCAAGATGCCTTCCGCGTAGAGAAACATCCCGATTACCGCACCCAGCGCAGCCCCCAAAATCATCCAAATCATCCAAATTTCCATCATTTTTACTTCCCTTCCGGCTCGCGCCATCCCTTCACAATCGCCCGTTCGCCGTACTTGGCGCGGATTTCCTCGACCGCCCGTTTCAACGCCAATTTCTTGACTCGGTTCAGTCCCCGTTTTGGACGTCTGAACTTATTCATAAACCACTCCTTCCATTTTTTGCTCCACACTCATTGCCTCGTAGGCACGTTCCATTTTCAAAACTTCCAAATCCGCCTGTCTTTCCATCTTCTCGACCTTCGTCGGCTCTGTCGCCACCGGTTCAAGTTCTTGCGTACAGGAATGCAACGCCATCCCTGCCACAAAACACCACACGCCCACCGCCAAAAAAGAGCGCGCCACAAACATCTTCCAATCAACTTTCTTTAAAACTTGCATTTTGCGTTTTCCTTTAAAAACAATAACTTATTAAAATCATAGGGTAAAAATATATAGCCGTATCAAGGCATTACGTTTTCAGACGACCTTTTTACGCTTCTCGCATGGCTTAATTTCACACTTTTGACACGCCCGCCAGTGCTGCATCTTGATAGGGTTATGCGTCGGAGCAGGCGCAAGTGAAATTTCAATACATTCGGCACGTTCCATCCGCCGACCTTCAAACGGACACATCACCTTGCGAAACACATCCGCCACTTTCGCCGCCACTTTGTCAGGCTTGCCGTTGTATTTACCGTTCAAAATCAGACTGATGCTTGTCGCGCTGTATCGGAGTTTTGCCGCAGTCTTCATCAGCCCGTCTTTCGCGACCTCTTCCTTCAAAACCGCGTACCAATCTTCTTTCATATAATCTTTTTCATTCATAATCAGGAACCTCCCTTAATACAATTTCGTTTATATTCGGGTCGTACACCTCTCTGACAGCCAGAAGCTGCGGTGCTTTCGACCCTGTATTCTTCAAAAGGACAAACGATTTTTTCCGCGCGTTGCCCGTGTTTTTCAGATACCCCGCCTCTTCAAGGTGTTGCGCATAAACCCTGACCATGCTGCGGCTGACAGGGTGCGTCATATTGACGTGAGCCGTCAGGCTGTCTAAGTCAAAGGTTTTCAAAATCCGCATTGTCCGCCACAAGGCTTCAGTTACCGGGCATTTCAACGGCTGACCGTCATCAGACAAGCGGGGCGCATCCATACCCGTATCCCGCTCCAGCCGGTATCTGCACGGGCTGCCGGTGCCTGCTTTCTTCTGTACCGATACAAACCCGCCCTTATTAAGAGACTTTAAGTACCCGTACACCGTATTCCCGCTCAGTTGGCAGGCTTCGGCAATTTCAGAGAGCGTCAGGAACCTGTCCTTATTGCCCCGCAGACAGTTCCAAATCTCTTGTCGGCGGTTGCGGGGCTTCGTCAATGTCGTCACGCTCATAATTTGACCCCGCGTTTAGGTGCTTCGCCCTTGTACAGGTCGGCTTTCGCGCAAATCTCGCGCGTTACCGTATCCAAGCCTTGCTGGTTGGCAAGCTCCAACAGATTGACCAGATTGACCGTTACGCGGCGTACCGAGCCGTGCGCCAAATCCACCAAATAAGCCAACGCATCTTTTTCAAACGTCAAATCAGGCGCGTAAACCTTCGCCAACTCTTCCGCGTCTGCCAAATCGACAGGTTGCGCAGGTACCCAAGCCAGCACGCGGCCGTGGAAACGCTCGAATTTCTTAAGTTTGGTCGGCAACATCTCCTCGCCCACCAACATCAGCGGGGCTTGGCTGCCCTCGTAGATGTCGCGCACCAGCTCGACCAATCCCTTATGCGTAACCAAATAGTCCGCCTCATCCAAAATCAACGGACGTTGGCTGGCGGCCAACTGTTCGCAGATCACATCCAAACAACCCGCCGCCGTCCGGGCAGGCGGCAAGCCCATCTCGAAGCAGATTTTTTCCAACAGCGTCTTTTTGCTCCATGCGCTGCGCAGCTGGACATAGTAAGCGCGTGTCTCATTTGCCACCGCCACCGTTGCCGTCGTCTTGCCGAAACCCGAAGGGCCGTACAACACACCCAAACCCGGCAAACCGTCCTGACGGTTGACCAAACGCTCCATCGCAACAGAGACCAAAGACAGATTGTTGATATTTGCAATTTTCATCGTATTTCCTTACCGGTTGAAACCCCGCCATTTATGGCGGTAGAATTAGACTTTATTAGGAATGGGTGTAACCCCTTCCTAATCAGGGCAATACATAGGGCGACGCCTTATGTGTCGTCCTGTGTGTTGAAACTAAAATAGTGAATAAACCTTGTTTAAAACCCCGAAAGGTCGTCTGAAATCAAGCCAGCATCGCCCGTTTGGACAACGCCTTATACTCATTGCTTTGCGGGTAACGCTCCAGCCATCTTTGCGCCTGCGGCGGTAAATCCGTCTGACCGCAAAGACGCTGATACAACGCAAACCGCTCCGATGCTTCGGACGGTACCGACCAGCCCGCGGCAGCTTCCGTTTCAGACGGTTTTTCAACCGCCTTCACTGCCACAGCCTCGACCGTTAAATCATCCTCACGGTTTCGGCGTGCTGCCAATGCGGCAGCCTTAGCCTTGATTTGGCCCATATCCAGCACCATTCCCCCGATATTGACCGAGTCCTGATGTTCGATGGTCGGTACGCGGCGTTCTTTCAGGATGTTTTGCTGTTGCAGCTCGTTGCGTTTCAGACGCTCGTCGTTGCGTTTGTCTTCCGCGCGCTCCAAGACGCTGACAGGCATATAGTCCGTCGAGTTTCCATGCCATTCCGCTTTGCAGATAAGGCGGCCGACATCGTCGTAAATCCAAACCCAAAGCGCGTCCTGCACGTCGTAGCCCACCCTGACCGTTTCGCCGTTGAACTCCATCAGTTCGGCGGAATAATAGGTATTGCTGAACAGCGACACCTCCCCGCGCCGTACCGTGCGCATCACCTGCGGTCGGAACAAATACCCTTCCTCCTCCGGCGACACCCTCGGCGGCTCGCCAAACTCCGCCACCTTCAAAGCCCAAAACTCATTAGGCGACATATGCCGGCGTTTGCCTTCACGGTCGGTAAACTTAGGCAGCGAACGGTGCGGGCGGTCGTTATATTCGTCCACCACCCGTTCGATATAGCCCTTAAACTCATCCCAAGTCGGAATCGGCGAATTCAAAATCTTCCCGTGCAGGCGGACTTCCTTACGCGACAGCTTAAACAGCTTCTGCCGCGCCTCGTCGTCCATATTTTTTCCCACAAAAGACGGCAGGTTCGCCGCCGCCCGCGTGAAAATATTATGGCTGCGTTCCGACGCGCCCTTCGCTTGCGAGTTATAAGCCCGCGAATGCGTCATCGTCATACCCAGCCTGCCCATCAGACCCGTTGCCTCATCCGTCATCATCAAGTTTTCAAAGCCACGACCCCAGTCCACATACCAAAGCGCACCGATGGCCGCGCGGCTCGCGTGGCTTAAAGCCTCAAGCACGGTAAACCGACTTTCCGCCAGCCCCACGCTCCAGCCCATACACCGTCTTGTGCCAATGTCCAAAACCGTCGTAATTTCAGGTCTGAACGGCAGACCCGACAACGGATTCAATACCTCCGCATCAAATGTATGACCGTCGGCGGTATAGATGGCGGCAGGTTTCAAGTGCAGGAAATCGCGCCGTTTGTGCGGCAGGATATTTTTCAAATCCCGCGCGCCGCGGCGTCCGCGTTCACACTCCACATTGCCAAGCTTGCCCAACCACCGGCGCACCTGATGAATACTCGGCACATCGCCCTCTCTCCCTGCGAAAGCGGGCTGGGGAGAGGGCAAACCCGCCGCATTACCCCCTCTCCCCGTGGGAGAGGGTTGGGGAGAGGGCAAAGCCTCCAGCCTGTTCACAAACAAGCGGTAAGCTTCGGAAACAGAAGGCTTCATCGGCAGCCGGTAGCATTCCAAAAACACAGGCAGCCAAGACGGGACGTTCATATCCTCGGTTCTGGATTTCGGCGCGAGGCTGTTAGATTCCCGCGCCGCAAACCACCGCTTGATGGTCCGTACGCTCGGCAGCTTCCCACCGCCGCCGCGCCCGTCGGCAGCCAAAGAAAACAGCTTCGCAATATGCTCGAAGCCCGGCATCTTCGCCTGCGTTAAAACAGTCGTCATCGCCGCCTCCTTCGATACGCCCGATTCCGCCATTACCCGCTCGACCGCGGAAAGAACCCCGCGTCGTGCCGATTCACACAGCCGTTGTTGCTCCGTCGAGCCGTCCGCAACGCCGATGGCCAACTCTCCCCCTCTCACATCGGGAGAAGGCAGCCCCGCCGCCTCGCCGCCTTTTTCTTCAGAAGAAGACAGGGGGGCGGGCAAATCTGACAAACCGCCCAAAACCTCGTTCAACTTCTTCGCCTGAATCAGTTTCAATACTTCTGGGGGCGTTGCATATTCGCGGCGTTTGCCACCTTTTCCGCCTTTACCGGCGACTTCTATAAAAGACCAAGATTCCCTTACAACTTTACTACCCAACCCCATTTTTGTTGTTGGCAGATTTTCTAACTTCATTTCCAGAAGTTCCAAAATCGAATAATGCGTTTTCATGCTGCTGCCTCTTTATATAAATAAGCATAGCGGGGGCGGATGCGCCGCCCGTCCTTCGTCCACCGTTCCGGCCATAGATCATGCAGAGACTTACCAAGAAAATCCGCAATCGCTAGTTCCCCTGACAAACTTGGCTTTTTTAAAGCCATCATGACTACCTTTGGGGATAGCTCATAAAGTCTGGCGACATCCGTTAAAGTTCGCCCCTTCATCTTAATTTCCGCCCGTATCATTTCAGGATGCATACCGTTCATCTCTTTTTATTTCCTTTCGTCATCTTGTATGTGAAAATGACGTTTCCATTAACATCGAGGATAACGTCATGTTCGAATATAAAACGTCCAAGTATTTAAGCATTGCCCAGCTCTACGATCTGGCTGACGACTGGTGGCAGCTCGACCCCGAGCAGCACCGTTTCGTCAGTGGTTTCATCAGCGATTGGGACACTTACCAATCATGGCTTGCCGAACATAGCGCGCCATTTGCAGCTTATAAGGCTGGCGGCAAATCACGGCAAGAAACCATAGCAGCCTACCCCGAACACTACCCGTTATTTGTTTATGCCCAATGGCTGCGGCTGCAAGACGGTTTGCTGCTGCATACCCTGCTGTTGCGATACGGTTATGCAGACGCCTGCTCGAAAAAAGGTGCGCTTGAGCCTTCAGCAGATTTCTTTGAGCTTCTGATGGACGAAGCCGCCCGTTTGAATCTCTTCCCGCCCACCGCATTTGATGCGGGCGCGGAAATGGCAGCCCTAAACCGTCATTCGCAAAAGGGGTGATGCCTGGTTTTTCGTATTTCATCTTTCATTTCCTTTCTATATAAAAGTGTGTAGCGTGGGCTTTGCCCACAAAATTCAACCAAACTGCTTAATCGGTCGTCCGAACTGTTTCAGACGACCTGTTAAACAGTCTCCTTCCTGACGGGTCGAATACCCGTCATTTTTTTTGGCTATTTCCAAATTGTTAAAGAACAATTCAAAATCGGTTATACTTTAAAAGTTCCGTTCTGAAGTTGTAAACATAGTAAAGTAGTAAAGCGTCAATTGCAATACAATCTTACAACTTACTTTACAACTTTGTAATAATTGATTGTTTATAAAGTGAATTATTTTTTAAAAATTTCTTACTACTTTTTCAAAAAGTAGTAAAGTGAGATTACAAGATGGCAAAGTTACGACTAGACGCTACGCAAATCATTGAAATAGCCAAATTTGCGAAAGACTTAGGAATTAATTCAGGATTACCTACTAGCAGACCGGGAGTAGCAAGTAGAGCCGAAAGCCAAAACTGGGAATTTGAAATAGTGCCTGGAAAAGGTGGGAGAAATGGTGAAAAAAAACTCTACACAATCCCTGACTATGTCACTGAAGAATTAGAGCAAAAAGGCTTGCTCCATTTGATAGATGGCGCGGAAACAGACGCGCCGCTTGAAGTCCGCAACACTCAACCGGATGTGCCGCATCTCGAAAATATGGATTACACCGACTGGGCGGCGCGTCAGGATACGCGCGACATCGTACCCGTCCGATATTACAAAGAAGTTTTCGCCAGCGCAGGCAGCGGCGCAATACCGTGGGATACCGACCCCGAAGCCATGTGGTTCCGAACCGCCTTCTTCAAACACCTGCAGCTCTCCCCGGCAGACTGCTTCTGTACCCGTATCGACGGGGACAGCATGTTCCCAACCCTAATCGACCAAGGCACCGTCCTATGGCAAACCGCCACGCGCTACACCCGCGAAGGAATCTACCTGTTCCGGCAGCAAGACGAACTCCGAGTCAAACGCCTGCAACGCCTGACCGCCGATACACTCAACATCATCAGCGACAACCCAAATAAATCCATCTACCCGACAACCCAACTGACCCTGTCCGCCTCCACCCCCGCCGACTTCCAAATCCTCGGCAAATACCTCTGGAGCTGCGGCATATCAAAATAAACAACTTCCCGATAATTCCCATGACAAAAAAAGCGCGAAATCGACAAAAAACTGTCAGATTTCGCGCTTTTTTCGCAATTCTAAAATTTCCCCCACTTTTTTAAATTTCCTTAGTCTTTCAATAATTTCCGCCTTTTTTTCTCGTTATATATCTATGACAAAACTAACACCACCCCACACACCGCACCCAAGGGCAGCAATACAGCGCCGATAAAGCCCAGCGGCAAAGCCGGACTATCAAACAGCGTAAGCGAAAGCCCTATAAGCTCGATTCGCAGCTGATTCAACACATCGACCCCCTTATCCGCCGCAAACTCAGTCCCGAACAAGTATGCGCCTACCTGCGCAAACACCACCAAATCACACTCCACCACAGCACCGTTTACCGCTACCTCCGCCAAGACAAAAGCAACGGCGGCACTTTGTGGCAACACCTCAGAATATGCAGCAAACCCTACCG